GTCGAAGGCCGCGAGCATCTCGTCACGGCGCTTGCGGGCGGTCAGGAGGTCGTGGCCGATGTTCTCGACGATGTCGGTGCCGCGACGACGCAGGCGGAACCAATAGCAGTCGCCCAGGCGTTGCAGGTGGTGGTTCGGGTTGTCGGTGATTACCTTGTCCGACTTGCGGTGGCCTTTGCTGACCGTGTACTTTGGGCAGGCCAGCAGGAAGGCGACGCGATCAGGTGACAGGCCGACCTTGCGGGCCCATGCCACCGTCTCGAGGGTTAGAGCCTCCATGACTTTGCGAGGATGCGTCCTTCGGACATGATTTGCTGACGGGCGTTTGGCTTAAAGATGTACTCCTGGTCAAAGGAGTGTGAGGCGCGTATCTCGGCGATGCTGTCGAGCTCTTCGTCGTTAGCAGGGCCGATGCCAGCGGTCGAGACGTAGACCGTGCGAACCTTCCAGCCCTTCTCCCAGAGGATGTCCTGACAGACCCGCAGCTCATTGATGTAGCGCCAGTCCGAGCAGACCACGGTCTCAGGGCTGACCTGATCATGGTGCTTCATGACCGGGCACCAGTTGGCGAAGTGGCGGGCGAAGACGTCTTTGTCGAGGCGCCGTGCAAAGCGACCGAAGGCAACCAGGGCGTCACGGTTCTCGCACTTGAAGTCCTCGGCCATGAAGTTGCCGTCGAGCCCGAGGTAATCCATGAAGTGATTGCCGGCTTCCTTCAGCGCGTCGGCAAAGTTAATGTGCTCGGCGGGGCGGGTCGACCACTCCAGCAGGCCCGAGGCCAGCGTGTCCTTCCCTGCCCGGGCAAACCCACTGATCAGGACGAGAGTCGGGGCGGCCATCGGTGGGGGTGTTTCGGTCACGGCCGTTTTAGAAGTTAACGCCTTCGGGCGGCAGGGCTTCGGGGACGGTCGGCTTCTGGGAGCCCTTGGGGTAGGTCATCTTGTACTTGTACTGGGGGCGTCCGTTGTACTCGCCATTGGCTTCGACCTCCACTCCGACGAGGATGGTCTGGCCGCAGGCAGGCTCTAAATATTGCAGGTACTCTGCCGCGGTAGCATCTAGCCTGATCTCCTCGGTGAACTTGCCGGAGTACTTGCCGACGAGCATAGCCAGCGCCTTGCCGTACTTGGTCGAGAAGTTCTTGCTCAGGCAGAAGCCCTTGTCGTCGACGAAGAAGAGGCGGGCGGAGCAGGTGCCGTCCTCCCAGACTTTGACCTTCTCGAACTTGGGCTTGATGAGCTTCAGCTTGTAGGTGCCGTTGGTCGAGATGGAGGTGAGCGGGGGGCGGTCGGGGTTGTTTTCGGTGGTCATGTTGGTGTTAGGCAAAGGTGATGGCGGTGGAGGTAGACGGGCCCTTGATGTCGATGACCTGGACTTCGTCACCGTAGGCTGGCCACTCGCCGAGGGTCGTGCACTCGCGGTAGGCTTGCAGCGCCTTCTCAAAGTCGGAACAGGCATAGGACATCAGCTCAGGGCCAATCTCCACCCATGCCGTGGCGTAGGGCGGGGCCTTCTCGACGAAGAGGAAGCGGAAGCCAAGCACGCGGCGCTCAAAGGCGGTCTCGAAGCACAGGCGGTAGAAGTAGGCTTGGAGGTTGTAGCGGTAAGCCCGGATAGACTTGAGGATGCCAGCAGGGGACGCGTCCTCGGTGGTCTTCAGGTCGTAGAGGTAGCCGTCGGTTCCCACGCCGTCGATGGCGCACTTGAGTTGCACTCCGCAGTGATCGGTGGTGAACATGAACTCGGTCATCTCGAAGGTGACCTCTGCGCGCTTGAGGGCTTGCCTAGCAAACGCGGCGATCAGGTGACACTCGGCAGACTCTTCGTAGTTAACGACAGTCATACCGGGCTTGAGCGAGGCTTGGAAGGCTTCGTAGGTGGCCTTGCCGTCCTTAGTGCGGCGGTCGCACTCGGGGGCCGTGACAAACTTCTCGTTGAGCAGTTCAGGCTGGAGCACGGCGCAGTGGATGAGCGAGCCCATACGGAGGGCCTTGGTCTCCTCGCGCTCCTGGTTGAGATAGGCTTGGTAGTGGGCCGGGGACTTCAGCAGCTCTTTGGAGCCGGAGTAGTTCAGCGCCTGGATGCCGTCATAGAGGACGCGGTGGGTGATAGGTTCGGGTGGGATACGCATTGTGGTGTGGTGTGTTATTGGGTTGGTGGAAATTAATTAGAGCCGTCATCATACTCAACGGAGAATCGGACGACCCATCCTATGACAAGGCCAGAGATAAAGAGCATCATAGAGCGTCGTCTTCGGGGCTTGAGTCCTCGACGCTGGCGGAAATCCTGCGCACATCTTCAAGAGCGGCGTCGGCGGCGTTCTCCATCGCCTCGAGCGTATTGCGGAGGACGCGGAGTTGAACGACGAGGACGTGCACGCGGTCGTGCAGAGGTTTAACCTGGGCGGCTTCGTCAGCCGTCTCGATGTGATCGGTGAAGACCTGTAGCTCAGTGATAGCCGAGCGGTTCAAATCCGACAGCGTGATGATGTCGGCGTCGTGCTGTTCATAACGTCCGGCGATGTGCTGGACGGTGGCTAACGAGCCCGTGATATTTTCCACGAGGCGCTTAATATTTTCGCGGTTGGTCATCGGTTAAAAGTAAGTTCCTTTATCTCACCGTTAGGGGCAAGCGTGAAAAAGCGGACCTGTGACCGGGCAAGTGACGGGTGCGTCTTACGCTTCCAGAGTCCAAGGTCGGAGAGGTAGTCGGCTTGCTTGCGGGCGGTCATCTCGACATACGGGTAACCGTCAAGGAGCAGGAGCAGGGCGTACTGGCCTTGGACGGTGCGGGCGATGCGCTCGATGCCGGCGGGGACAGGGCTACTCATTTAGCGCGCGGCTTCCATGCGTTCAAGCTGAACAGGTATTCCCAGCGCTGACAATCGGAGAGGAGGTGGAGGTCGGTCTTCATTTTCTCGTTAGGTGTCTGCTGCTTGAGCCCGGGGTTAGCCAGGGCCTTGGCCGCAGCCTTAGACCTACCCATGGTTGCGGGCTTCCTGCCAGTCTTCGATGGCCTCGATGAGTTCGGCGGGGTCGACGCGCTTGGCGTGGCGGACGCAGTACCAGATGGCGTCACCGGCCTCGCGCATACCTTCGAGGCGCTCTTCGAGCTGCTTGATGCGAGCGTCCTTAGCCGCGAGGAGGTTCTGGCCGTGCATGGCGCCCATTGCGGCGGAGATGGGGTCGAAGGGGTTGAAGTCGGGCTGGCTCATTTGGTCAGGGGCTTGGAGTTAGAGTTAAAGACAGACAGGGCGACGACGACGGCATCCCGGTCGTATCGCTTGCCCCGACGACCAACGGACACAAAGGGGATGCGTCCAGCCTTGGTGAGTCGGCTGACGGTCATCCGGCAAATGCCGAGGGCGGTCGCCAACTGTTCGCGGGTGAGGAGGGGGTCGCTCATTTGGTCAGGGGGCGAGGGGGGAGATTGAAGTTAGTCGCAGTAGCGGCGACCTGAGACTTGAAGGATGCAGTGGCACCGTCGTCGTCGAGGTCAACGGAGATACCGCAAGCCGTCTGGATGGACTGCCGGCGGATGTAGGTGATGGCGCCGCCAATCTTCTGGGCGTCCAGACCCTCGGCCTTGACCATCAGTCGACCGAAGTCGAAGCGCTCACCCGAGGCGTGAAGAAAGGCGGTGTTGATGCCAACCTTACCTTCCTCGCTGACGAGCGTCTGGATCAGAGCCAGGTTGTGCTTGAGCAGGACAGGCTTGATGGCGTCAAGCAGCGCGTCGAGAGAGACGTAGCGGTTCTTGAAGCCGGGGTTTACTTTGTTGGCTTTGACGTTGTCGAGCTCAGCGAGAGCGGCGACTAGGTCAGAGGTGGGGGATTTGGGCGTGGTGCTCATGGTGGGAAATTATTTGGCGTCGGTCGTGGACTTGGTGACTTCACCGGCCTTAATGGTGGCCTCGATGTCAGCCAGGGACATCCGCGTGTAGTCGGGGACGAAGAGGTTGTAGTACGTCACGCCGTTGCGGACGGTCGGGGTCAGGAGGCGGGCGACCTTCTGATCGGGTAATACGATGTAGGACGAGTCGGCGATAATGCGGTACTCGGAGGGTGATTTGATGTCTTTCTTCATAGGTGAGAGTTTACAAAAGGGAGGGTTCGGCTGAGTTATGTTAACTCAGTTGATGGCACGGCGAGTAGCCGCGTCGAGGAGAAGGAGGCAGTCGGCGTTCCACAGGTAGACGTCTACGGTCGGGAACAGTTCGGCAGCGCGAGCACGGAGGTGTGCCTTCCAGCCTTTGCCGTGGTCCTTCTTCTTGCCCAGGGAGTGAGCGGCCTGCCATGCTTGAGGCTTCACGCGGTGGATAATAAAGCCCATGGCAACAGAGGCGCCGTAGATCATGCCGTAATTCTGGGCGAGTCGGGCGATGGCGGCAGCGGGGATGAGAGGACCGTAGCCGGCGGTGCTAGGCTCTTCGAGGAAGAGTTCAACGTCCTTGGCCTTCGAGCTCAGGTCGGCGATCAGTTGGCAGACCTCGACATCGGTGCCGGGCATCTTAGCGCACTCTACAGGGTCGCCATCTACTGACCAACACAGTCCGCCTTGTTGGCCGGGGTCGATGCAGAGAATCATATGAGCCATGGGCAAGACCCTTGTCACTTCCCACGCTGGGACAAGCGGAAAAGATTGCCGACGCGTAGGGCATAGTCGTTTGGGGCGAAGT